CTGAGCTGCTACCTTAGCTGCCTCAGTGTCTGCGATTAAAGCGTCTAAATCATAACTATCCGCTAGAACTGAAGATGTGGCAATGCCGTGTCCTCTATCAATACTCATATACTATACTCCACTAAGGTTTGTCTAAACGTCTACGCATCGCTAATACTGCTAATGCTAATCTTCTCTTTCTCGATAACTTCATAATTACTACTCCATATGTTGCTTTAACAAAAGCCCCTCAGTTAAGAAGGGCTAGAGTTAAATCAACTTACGAAGTCAATTCTTGGATTGAACCAGGACGTACAACTTTAGAACCATAGATAGTATCTGCAGTAAATAAGTCAGCAAGTTTCTCTTGCTTGTACTGAGTCTGAGTACGGATAGACTGTTGAGTCGCCAATACTACAGCTTCTTTCTGGAACATAAATGCTTTCTCTGTAGAACCTGTTCCTACTTGAGTAGACATATAAACTTCCATACCATAAATCATACCAATCTTACCTGTCTTAATCGCACTGCCATCACCAAGGAACTGTTGTTCAGTGAAACGGTCAGTCGACATTAGAGCAGTCATACAAGATGGAGTTACCATAATTGCACGACCATCTACAGGTACATTAGAATCATTCAATACTTCGATAGCTGCAAGGATTGAAGTATCCCAGTTAGTTACACCAGTAATTACTGAGTTACCACCAGTAAGTGCAGACGCACCATCTAGGTTAGTGATGATTGAAGTGTCTACTTGCTTAGCTAGTGCGAAACCAGCATCATCAGTGTAGAACTTACGCATTGAATTAAGAGCTTGCATCTCAGCAAAGTCTTCAATATACATTGAGTATTCATAATGCTTATCAATCGTTACTGTTTCAGTTCCTGCGTGGTCTGTCTGTGCAGTTACGTCCGTGTTGATTGCTTTGGCTGCAGCAGAGCTACGACCTGGAGTAGGAATGTGAATTGAATCACCTTTCTTACCAGCGTGGTTTAAGTTGCGTACTAAGTTAGCTGCAACTAGGTTAGATTTATACGTAGCGATTACCTCATCTGACCAGATTTCTGGGATGAATGCACCTACTGCGCCTGGGTTTGTGGTTGCGTGATACGCACCATTAGTCATATTAGCCATTTAATTACTCCTTTAAGTTTTATATAGCGGTCGTCCATTATTGGACTATTTAAGTGACCCTACCATCTGCATAAGCGTCATAGATTTCTTGTTCCATCGACTCATACTTGCTAGGGTTTTCCATTTTCATACGGATTAGGTCAGCTCTTCTGAACTGATTTCCTCCGCCTGTAGAACCTGAGGCAGACCTTGATTCCGTAGTAGCTGATTTAAGCTGTGACTGCCTAGTGTCTGCTGCCGCTTGATTAACTTCTTGTGTCTTCGAGACCATAGAACGGTCCTTCCAATTATTAAGTAGCTCATTAGCTGCATCATAGTTATAGGCATCCGCTGCTTGAAACAACTGCGTACGAATAGGTGACTCTTTAATCCAGCTCTGAAACTTAGCATCAGATACTACGCTCGTGAAGTCTGGATGGCTCTGTTCCAATGTTGCCTTGGCAGAAGATTGAACTTGCTGCTGTTGGTACTGTTGGAACTCTTGGAACTTAGGGTGATTCTCTATCGCTTGATTTACCGCTTTATTCGGGTCATTAAAGAAATCTTCACCGTGGTCCTCTTGTTGTGTTACTGAGGATTGTTGTGGATTAGACTGTTTACCTCTAGATACTTCAGCTTGTAGGAAACTATCTGATAGCTTTCTTAACTCTCCAACTTCTTGGGCTTTACGTCCCATTTCCTTTTCGAGGTTCTGATAACTATTAATAATCTCTTCTGTCGATTTACCTGCAAACTTACTAGGAGCTTCATATTCAGAAGTGGCTTCTTGCGTTGCCTCTGCTGTCTCTGTTACTGCTGTTACGTCTGTTGTAGGTGCTTCTGTTGTTACTGCTGCTGAACTTTGGGATTCAGTGTCCACTACTATATTACTCATATTACGTTCTCCGCCCTTCTAGGGTTATGAAGTTATTAAATGGCAGGGCTAGAATTCTAGTTGTTCTACCGTTACTTTAGCTGTGTCTTCTAATGCAATTACTTGTCTTAGAATTGACAACTGACCTCTAGCGTACCAAAGGTCTTTTTCAGATTCTATTGAATCTAAATTATTGTATTGGTCTTCAAGATTCTTTAGTTCTTCAACTAAGTCTATCCAACCATCTTGTTCACATAATGCTAGTCTGTTCTTATAGAACTGTTCGTCATCTAACATTAGTTTGTAGGATTCTTACTTCTAGCTGTCGCATAGTTAAGTGCAATCTCAGACTGAAGATGTTCCATCTCTGGGACCTTTCTGTATGTGCTAGTGTTTGTATTCTTTATCTCAGCTTTAGTCTTTTCAATTGAAGCTAATTCTTTTTGTAGCTTAACCATTCTCTCTTGCATATCAATCTGAGTAGGCTGTTTAGTACCTGCTTCAGCTGCATTAAGTTGAGCCTTAGTTTGGTCTGCTTGTGCTTCTGCAAGAGTCTTCTGGATGTCAGCCTTAGCTTGTTCCATCTGTAACTGATGATGCATTTGTTGCATCTGTTGTTCTTGAGGATTAGGTTGCATACCTTGCATTAAGGCATTAACGATCTGGTCTCTGTTATGCATACTAGAGTTTTGGAAGACAGCTAACATTAGTATATTAAACGCAGGAGAGTCCTTAGGTACTGACTGTAACATAGAGACCATTTGTTGCATCTCTAGTTCTTTAGCCATAATACCCATAGTAGAGTAAGGAACAAACTTATAGTCTGTAACAGGATATCTATCTACGTCAAACTGTACCTTTCTCCACATAGTCTTATTAATCATTGGGATAAGGAAAGTGTTTTGGAAGTTCATCAGTGTACGCTTCTGTCTCTTAATAGACGCTGATTGCATCATAGACATACCACCTGTAGTGTTTCTATCACCACCTACGCTAGACATATCAGCAGAACCAGTACCCATCTGTACCATATTCTGTAGGAGACCTATCTGTGTAGCAGTCTCTGGAGATGTAGTACCTAAAGTCATAGGCATAAGTGCATCACGAGGACTACCATTAGTTAGGATAGTCTTACCAGGGCGTACCTCAAGTTTGAGACCTCTAGGTAGACGTGTAGCATCTGCCGCTATCATAGGTGTAGTAGTTAATGCTAATGAATCAATTCTAGCTCTCATCTCTGCATCTAATGCCTTCTGAGGATTGTATCCCTTTTCACATACACCACGACCCCAAAATTTACTAGGTACTAAATCGTGCTGATAACTAATGAAAGGTCTGTCCTTCATCATAAAAGGATTCTCTTCAGCACGTAGTATGTGTTCATCATTAGCAATCGTTACAACTGCCTCGACTAATTCATCTTCATCATACTCAAAATCATCTTGGTCTTTCTTTTTGTTTAGAAACTTCTTAGGTACCTTACCCCAATACTCACATATCTTAATTTGGTCACCAGCATCTCTCTGGGTATACTCAGGGTCGAAACCTACTTGTATGACGCCCACATCAGCCGCTATATCGATGTTTCTATACACACCCTTAGCCATCCCCTCAGAAATGATGTATCGTGGCTTATAGACCTCGTGAGCGACTCCTAGAGCCTCGTTGATAGATTCAGCCGAAGGGTCAATTAAGAACTCCTTAGGTGATATAGCTTCTACTCTTACTTCCACAGTAGGTGTTTCTGCTAAGTCTCTCTTAGTAGTCATTGTACCTTCTACAGGGACTTCTACAGGACTAAACTCCATCTTTTCTTCAGTGATAATCTTACCGATACCAGTACCATATATAGCACCATTTAGAAAGACCTCACACATAGCATCTTTAACACCTGCCATTTCTAAATCTTCTTGTAGTAAGTTACGTATCTTCTCAGCTTCTGAAGGGTCTTGGTCTAGTAGGTCATCCTTAATATCAAACCACTTACCTCTACCAAATGTAGCTTCTTCAATCTCTGCGACTGACGATTCAACAGCTTGTTGTAAGGCAGGAGAGATTAAACGTGACTTCTCTGAATTTCTACTTCTATCTTCAGATACCCAAATACCACGCCATAGACGGTAGTATTCATCCCACTTATCTAAGTAGTTGTTATCTCTATGGTTACGCCACTCGACTAATCTTGTTTGAAGCCAAGTTGCTAATGCTTTGTACTCTCTATCATCATTATAATTCATAAACTACTAATATCCTGATACGTCATCATAAGGTTCCCAATCGTCTTCTAATTCAATTGTGTGCATAAAGTCTGCCACACTGACTTGGTCTATGTAAGCCAAGGCATCTATAATATCATCGTGTGTCCCTTTAGTAGGAAACTCCACTAGTTGTACTTCTAAATCTTTAATGTAGCTAGGTTCGGGGTTGAATGTAATCTTCCCG